TAATGGGTGCGCCACGCCTCCAAAGAGGCTTTTGTGCGCGGATTTACGAGGCCGACAAGCCTCACTTTCGGCAGTCTGTAGGGTCTAGGCGTCATCTTAAGAGCCTCACGGCGAGGCATAGGACTAATGCGCCTATGCTTAATAGGCAAAGCGCGGCGTTGAGAATAAGTCGTGTCATTTTTTAAGTGTTCCAGTGTTCGCCTCTTTCAAGTCGTTTCGCGTTCTATTGCACGCAAACAGGAAATCGAGCAGAGATTCAATGAGGTAGCGGAAAAGCGATTTCATGCGATTGCCTCCTCAATGTCTATTCCATATTCCGCTACCAGCTCCGAAAATTCGGCGCAATGATCCCATACGGGATCGCCATTTGTCGCAAAAACTAAAGAGTCACATACGCGGTAGAGCGTTATGCTCCAATCCCTTGAATCGGGGTGCTCAGGGTGCCAAAACGTGCCAAATTCTTCCCCGTGGTTGCAGTGCGCCGCCCGATATTCGTCCTGAATTTGGAGCGACTTAACATAATCAATGCCAATTTTCATTTCACGCCCTCCGCTTTGGCTACCGTAGCCTTTGCAAAGTCAATTGCGGCCCCTCCCCAATCGTGTAAAGCCGCAAGCAAAAGGAAATCCCGTGCCACTTGAAGCAATTCCGGCGCGGCTGCGATCAAACGGGCGTTGGCTTCAAATTCTCCCGGTTCAAACGCCACGCATTCAGTGAATAAACGGCAAATAGCTGCCTGTTTCGGCGCTTCGTTTGCGGTTGTGACGGCGCGAGTTGATGCGCTTAAAACAGTTTTCCAAGGCCCCGGTGTATGTGTATTTTGTGTTTTTTTCATAAGTGTTCACCGCAAAGGCCCGCCCCATTGACGGGAGCGGGCTTTTAATGGGGGTTTTAAGTCTTAAACAGATTTGCCGACGAATTCGCAGTAATCCAATTCAGCCAACTCCGCGATTGGCAATTTGCGCCAAGCTTTGCGGATGATCTTGCGGTGAGCGTCAACCAATCCCGCCGCATAGAAACAAGAACGTTGGGTGTGCAGGAAGTCTTTCCCCCTAGGCATACGTTGTCCGGTGAGGTATTCGGCTATACGTTTTACGGCAAACATTTTGGCCGCAACGTGAGCGGATACAGTGTTCGGATGCGAGCGGTTAAAATCGTCTCCACGGTGACTCTTTTCCTCGTCTGAGCACATCCGGAGCAGTTCTTGCGGGTAATTTGTCCACGTGATGTTCTCCAACGGGTAAAGCGCGGAAAACGCGGTTTCAACTAGCTTAATCTTCTCTTTGGTTGTCATTTGTGTATGTGTTTCCTGTCAATTAAGGGGCAAACGCGCCCCCTTTCAACGCCTTAGCCCCGCCTCTCCGGAGAGAAGGCAGGGCAAGGGGTTGGGGTTGTGGGGTGTTAGCTTGCGGGCTTAGTGCGAATTGGCATAATGATACCCATGGCATCAAGACTTGCGGGCTTGCAAGCTTTGGTTGCGGTTGCGCGAACGGATATGGGTTTGTCTGCATCAAAAGTAAGGACAACGCCCTCCGTTCCCATTGCCTGCGCCAATTCGTAAAGCAAAGCCGCATCAAGGGCCAACGTAATTTTGCCCTCTTCTTTGGGCCAAACTTGACGCCAATTGGGGAACGTCTCCCGGCTCTCCCGTGGATAGGTTGCGCCATTCAAAAGTTTCGCGCTCCCATTGCATACCAACTCAACGGAATCGAATTTCTTGGCTAACTTGCGCCCTTCTTTCAAGGCAACCGTTGGCACATATCCGGCCACATCCTCCGCCGTAATTGACACGGGAAGTTTTACCATGGCCGCGCCGTTGGTGGAAATGATGTGCGCTGTCCTCTCCGCATCTATGTCCAAATACGGGAGGGTTATGGCCGCACGGGTGGCATCTTGGCTGGCAACTTTTTCGACAAGGCAGTTTTTAGGCAGTTTCATAGGCTTTATTTATCTGTTTTTTCTGACTCTGTTTTGGATCCGGCGAAGTGCCGGGTTTGCACCCAAAAACCCCGCCCCGGCGAAGCCGGGAGCAGGGCATGGGGTGAAGGTTTGAGGGGTGTTTTATTTGTAAGCCTTTTTAAGCGATTTGCGGAATTGCGCCGGTGTTTCGGTTTGTTCAGTGTGCGGAGTAAATTGCAGTTCTTTCGTTTCGTCATTCATGGAAAGGAAACCGTGTTCCGCCACAGTAGTGGCCGGAATAGAGAACCAAGTATCTGAAATGTCCGCACGAACCGAAACGAGTTTCCCGGTGACACGGTGAAAGACTTTCCCTTTTCTGCGAAATTGGCCATAGTCAGATTGGACGCTTTCAGGCATTAGATAAGATTTCATATGTGTTTTTCCTTTTCTGTTTTGGTTTATGCTACGGCAAGGGATGGCGCACGATTGGGGATACAATAAAGCGCGTAATATGGGCCATCTTTGTCGCTCCGCGCTTCCGCCCAAACTATGCGAACGTTTTTGGCGTGATATTCAGGAACTTCCCGGCCTATAATTGTTTTCTGATATTTACCCATATTAAAACGTTCTTTGGGCAAGAGAGCCAACGTTCCGCCGGGGCTAAAAAGCGATTCTGTAACCGCCCTATTGAATTCTGTTTTGCTTAAGGCTTTCATTTGTTTTCCTTTTCTGTTTTTGGGTTAGCTGTTTATTCGCAGAGAAAAGTGTATTCGGCTACGTCTCCCGCAAGTGTTCCCGCGTCGTTGCGGTGCGAAAAATAGCTTTCGCCACAGTCAACGCAACTCCCACCCGGATTACGGGCAAGCCAAGCGTCGCAGGCTCGCTGGTCTTCTTCCTCCAATCCGCTTGCGTCGCCGTTAATCAAATAACTTGCCCAATAAGCGGGCAGAATGTAAGTTTCTGTTTTCATGTGTTTTCCTTTTCTATTTTTGGGTTGTTTTTGCCGATCCTGTTTTATTCTGCTATCCACTCAACGGATAGCCCGTCGGCTTTATAAGTGCCGTAATCTTGCCCCGCATCCAATTGCGCGAGCACCTGCCCCGAAATCAAACCGTTACAGTGCCCACCGGCAAAATGGTGTTTGCCGCTTTCCTTGCCAAGAAAGGCTGAAACGTGTCCGATTAGTTGCCGTGGCTGGCCCGAAATTGGGCAATTCTCTGTCTTTTTATATGTGATGGTCATAATTTTTTCCCCCTTCTGTTTTGGTGCCGCCGCGTTGTGCGTTGGCTATGTGGAGAGAATGGGTATTGCGTGCTTCGTTTCAAGACTTTTTGCACAAAAGAAAGAAGATAGTCTGTAAGTCACTACGCTTGCAACGATTTGCGCGCTATCTTTTCCACCCAATTCGCGGCCCCTAATACCTCACACCGTAGGAGCAGAGCAAAAGGTTGGGGATAGCGTATGCACAAAGGAAGAAAGCCAACAGCCAACAGCCAATCGCAGCCGATAGACTGCCTACCCGCCCCTGCTGGCAAGCTATGGTATGCCCGTCTGCCTGAATCCTCGCCGTCTCCCCACCTGAATCCGGCCCTGAATCTTGGCTCCGAATCTTGGCCCGTAATCCATTCCCCTCCCATTAGCACAAACCCCTTCACGCGAGCCCAACAGGACATAAACCCGACAAACCCGACACTGCTGGCTGGCTGGCAATAGCTGGATACTGGCTGGCTACCCATAGGGGGGAGGGGGGTCAAGGGTGGGGGGGGGTGGGGTTATTGTAATTGGTCAGAACGCCCCCTAAAAAAAATATTCCAAATGGTCCTTCCTAAAAGGAGAAACGGGAAAACATAGTTGAAGAAGACGGGGAAACATAGTTGAACAAATGGCTTGACAGAAATTTTGGGGGCTCAGTACAATCCATACGCAAGCGTAAGATGAATATCAACAGTAGTCCTTCCAACCGAAGCTTGTTAGCTTTAAGGCGAGGTGTGCTTAAAGCCAAAGCTACTAAGGCGGAGCTTTACGTTAAAGACTTGCTTGATAGTATTGGTGAAGACTATTGCTTTCAGAAAGGCTTCTGCACGTCTAACAAGCATTTCATTGTTGATTTCTACTTTAAGCGTCGCAAGAAGTTGTGTCTTGAGGTAGATGGCGGCTATCACGATGATAGTGAGCAAATGGCGTATGACAGTCGTAGAGACTACTTCCTATCAGCTATCCGTGGATTTCGCGTTAAACGCATTACGAACGATGTTGCGCTTGCCTTGGATAAACACTCGTTATTAGCATTGATCTCGCAATGAGCCTATGTCTAAATTGTTTCAAGTATAAGTCGATTATGATCTATTTGTCTAAAGTATGAGCCTAGAGAACATCAGCCCCGTTCTATTGTCCTCCCTAGTGGACAGCGATTGTCGCACCCTAGAGGCGCGGGAGCCGACGAAGGCTATGCTGTGCTTGGAGCAACTGGCGGAAGGGAATACGTGGGAGGAGATAGCTGAGGCTACGGGATTCTCGTTCAATCAGATTAGTAAGGTGAAGGCGCGGCATGAGGTGGCGATTGAGGTGAGAAGGAAGCAGTTGGCGGCAGATGGGTTTGAGATGGCAGAGGGGCTGAGGTTGTTGGCTAAACAGAAGCTAGAGATGCTGGCTAACAACCCTGACGCTTTGGCTAAGGTGAACATTCGGGATTTGGTTCTTTCCTATGGGATAGCCGTGGATAAGGGTATGCAGGCTCTAGGTGAGAACAAGGTGGTGGTAGAGCACAAGGCCGGGAAGCCGAGTTTGGAGGATGCTATGAAGGCTATTGCGGATGCTAGGGCCGCGCTTCAGAAGGAGGCTGTTGAGATATGATTTGGCGCAAACACGCTATTCTCGCGCCACCAACCAATGAGGAAATGGCGCGAATGCAGCCGGAGGCTTTAGCCTCGCTCTACGATATCTACCATCAGGCGATAGAGAACAGCATACGCGACCCTTACAGATATGGGTTCAAACTACCCCACTGGAAGAAGGCGGAGGAGTTGTTAGAGTCTTTCAATGAGATACTTGTGAGCGGAGGCAATAGATCGTCCAAGACAACGTGGGCAGCAACAGCCGTAGTAAAGGCTGCAATGGACAATCCCGGTAGTGTCATAATGTGCTTCGCGCAGAATGCAGACGTGTCTATCCGCCAGCAACAATGCGCCATTTACGATGCTCTCCCTGAAGAGCTTAGAAAGAAAACCCTTAGTGCTGAGGAGAACATTAGCTACACGCGGAAGAATGGATTCTCCAAGAGTAGTCTAATTCTGCCGGGGACTAAGAGCCACATCATATTCAAGACCTATGCTCAATTTCTTAACAACGATACTATTCTGGAAGGCGCGGAGTTGGGCAGTCGTGAACCGGTATGGCTCAATCTTGGGGCTTGGTGTGATGAATACCTTATTGGCCCTGAGCTACTACGCACTCTGCGTTTTCGATTGGCTACCCGTAACGCCAAGGTTATTGTTACGTTCACTCCGATTGACGGTTACACGGAGGTGGTTAGAGACTACCTTGAGAAAGCAAGAACTGTTGAAACCAAAACGGCGGAACTCCTCAATGACAGACCGGTACCGTTTATTCAGC